ATTAATATTTTACTACTGAACCAATATAATCCAGACGATATGATTCTCTAATCTTATATGTAAACTTTTTATACAGATCAATATAATCTAATGTTGAAATACCAAATATCGTATAATACTGATTTTCTCTACCAGCTATAAAAACATTTCTATCATTTATCAAACCAATTGGTGATAATCTGGAAGGTCTCTTGTCAAGATACTTAATACGATTAACCAGATATGGAATATCTAAGAACTTACAATTCCATCCTGTAATAATATGTGGATAATTATGTTCCCACCAAACAAGAAAACTCTCTATCATTTCATCTTCATCATCACACTCACTATAGCTAATCTGTTTTGTATCATCATGTGGCACATAACCACTAGTTCCCCATACATAATAAGTTTGACTCACACTATCATGTACTGTAATAGCTGTAACCTCTGATGCAGCTGATTGAATATTTGGAAAACCATCTTCGGCTGATACTTCAATATCTATTGTATAGATTTGTAATTTATTAGTATTCCATTGGATTTTCTTTGGATACTTTTCAGAAATATATTGCACAATATAATTAGTATTACCAAAGATTGGATAATTGGTTGTACCACTATATTGTTTTATGAAATCTTTACAAGAAGCAATATTATCAAACTTGATATGACCAACTGGTGTTCCATCAAGAGTAGTGTAATTACATTTCTCTGATGGTGCTGTGGTGTACATGGTGGGTTGAAAGTTTTCTTTAAACGAATGTTCTTTATCCGCAGAAATCTCTCTAACGTAGATTTGATTCTTCAACATTCCAATATAAGTGTAAAACTTCATAATATAATTATACCAAATTAAACTTCATAATACAAGGAAAACTTAATGAATAATTTTATCAGCATCTGGTACTATAAGACCAGAGCCATATACTCTGTTATACTCATTCTGCAATTTATTATCAGGAGTTAAAATTGTTACAATATGTTGTTCCTTTAACGGTACTTCTTCTTCTTCAACATATGGAATCCAAGGCGAAAATCCTAATTGATCTTTAGCAACAGGAACCATTATAACTGGATTAGTAAGTGTACTTTTTTCTTCATTCCAATCACCAATAAGTTCTTCACCTGAAACTATTCTAATAACTTTTATATTCATCTCACTTCCTCTCTGGAGCTGGTGCGAGGCTCTGCCCCCCGGACCTGCTGATTACAAATCAGCTGCTCTACTAACTGAGCTACACCAGCATTATTCAAATGAACTATTATCAAGTTCTGTAACCCCTTTAGCTTCTTTCTCAGTTGCTGATTTAATTCCAACATTACCTATACTGTATTTTGCTTGCAGGTCCCATTCCTCTTTCTCACCAAAAGGCAGAATTTTTAATTGTCGAATCGGAACAGTTGGTTGTGCTTTTTCTGGAACAACAAGTTTCACCAACTCCCACTCATGTAGAAGATTGGCAATTGTATTTCTTCGTTCAAGATCATTCTCTGAAATGTTTGTTGGCTTACCATCAAGCGCAAACAATTCTTTGAAGTGAACTATGTAATACTTTCCTTGTTTGTGTAAAATATGGCATGATTGAAATAACTTCTTTTCTTTCCTTGAAGCTATTCCAATTCTTGTGAGAGTTTCTTTGACTTTTAAAAAATCATCATCTTCTTTTAACTTCACTTCAACCATATCATCAATAGACCATTTCGCAACATCTTCCATTGTAATCTCCTTTTCAAATTCATAAAACAACCATTATATAATATTTATACTATGGAGATTTTCCACCCTTAAACAGCTTCTGTTTGAGTTGTTTTATATCATCCTCAGTCAATATATCTAAACATTCTAACGCTCTTTTGTTACTATACTTGTAATATTCTTTAACAACAGCTAAATCTTCTAACTTCTTTACTTTAATCCAACCTCGAAAAGGTCGTTTCTTTTTCTCAACTGTCTGATGTAAGAAATCATAATGAGCCTTGGTATCCAACATTGGATGCTCATTCATCATATTAGCATAATGAATCAAGTCTGGTTGATAAGATAAAGAACGATTTATAAAAAATGGTTTGTAATCTTTTCTTTCTCTAATACAATCACCATCATAATCTTTCTTCTTCATCAAGTCATTCGCATACTCAAACGGATTCATTCATCCTCCTCATCAGGTGGAGCATCTAATTTATAATTTCCTTTGAAAGGAGAATGTCTACCATCAACCCTATTTGCTTTCAAAGTTTCATCATACGGATTCCAATTTACATCTTTCAACTTCGCAAGTGGATTTATTTTCTTTCGTTTCTTTCTTCGTGGCCCATCCATCTCAGGACCGAAAGGGCCCATATCTCTTTCGTCTGGATGTTGATTCATATATTCTTCCAACTGAGCTCGACCTCGTTCAATTTCTTCTTTCCAACGAGCCAACCATTCTTGTTTTTCTGCAATCTTTTTATCCAAATTCTTCTTATCATTTTCATCTGGATGTAATAAATGATGCATACGAATATCTTTTATTCGTGCTTTTTCTTCTGGTGGCAACTTGTTCCATTGTCTATGTAATACATGATTTAAATTTTGAAAAATCCCATTATATAATTGTTCATTTTCCAATGCAGCTGCAAATGCCAAAACAAGAGTAAATGTCTTGTTCAAATCTTCCAGATCACCAAGATAATTATCTTCTTTTCCCTCAAGATCACGACTAATCAATTCAATTTCTCCATTAGTACGCACAACCAAAGCACTATCATCATCACCAAGCTTTAATACAAGTTTATTTTGATCGTTAACAATTTTCTTTTTATCTGGTTCTTTTTTTGATTTTTCTTCTTCAGACATTGAATAACCTCCACTAGTATTTATAAGTCGAACACACTTGGTGCTTGAGTTTCTTGTTTGCGTTCATTAAATACTTGTTGTAATAATTGATAATTGTCGCCGTTTCTTGGATTCAAAAAGACTGTTTGCAATATTCCAAGATTCTTATACACCTTCGGTGCAAATGCTTCTTTATATACTTCCATCATATCTGCGTGTAATAGCCGATTTGTCATCTTATTATATATCATTTGAAGAAATAGATTATGAAAACCAATCATCATATTAAACTTAACAAAAGAAATCTTTTCTTCACCCTTTTTATTCTTTTTAAACGTATTAAAAAACGAATAACTATCATCCAGATCCTCACAAATAGGACACAAACATGGTAATTTAAATTCTTTTCCAAGTTTAGCATAGTCAATCGTATTTGGCCAATTCATAGATTCCATACCTGTACCAATAACATATCGTTCTCTAATAAAGTAACCACCAAAAACACAAGTACGATTCCAATATGTCGAATCATATGTCAACTGTATATCAATATCTTGTCTATCCAACATCCTCTGGATAAACTGAATATATACCATAGCTTCATTTGAACTCACACCAAAGATATGAAGATACTTACAATCCTCTCTATCAAACTCTCCATTATTTAGTAAAGTCAAAATAGCCATTCCAATCAATGCTAAGTTTCCTTTTGAACCACCAAACCCCCAGCCCTCAAACTTATACTTACAAATCTCCTTATACCAATTCTCCATGTCATCTTTGTTCTCACCTTGCAGAACATTCAAAACATCTGCACCTGATTTAGAACGATTCTCATGGTAATACTTTGCTGAATTAATTGACGATTTTAAACTAAAATCATAATCATATAACTTAGAAAATGCTGGTCTATCCAAGATTGGAAAGATATTTCCATTAGCCTCACTCCATTTCAATGCAACTTCATCTGTATATTTCTCTGCATTGACTGTACCCATGGCCAACTGGTATCCACCAGAGTCAACAAAGATTTTACATTCATCACCAATATCCAATTTCTCTTTAAAATTTGTTTTCTGATACTGTGTACCAGCTGAAATTAAAAGATAAGGATTATGAAAGTACGCATCATATTTCTTATTGTATATTCTTAGAGATTTCTGCTCTCTAAAATCTGGTTGATACTTTGTTGCTATTTCTTTGTCAGTCATAGAATAGAACATAGACATCAAACCATCACTATATGCTGGAATGTATATTGCGTCTTTCATAATTTCCCCTTATCTCTCAAAGCTGTACACCAATCTATATCTTCCATACCTCTATATCTTCCTTCTAAAATTATTGGTTTCA